GTTGTATGGTTTTGGTGCAGCGCCTCAGTTGCCTGATGGCTCACCAGTAACCTATCAACAAGGTGGCGTGTTGTTCTTACAACGCTATGTTTACCAAGTGTTCGGTTTGGCATTTGCTTTGACCAAAGTTTTGGTTGAAGACGGTGACCATATCCGCATTGGTCAAGTATATGCGAAGCACTTAGCTCAATCTTTGGTTGAAACCAAAGAGTTGCTCTGCGCTAACGTATTGAACCGCGCTTTCAACGCGTCTTATGCAGGTGGTGACGGTGTTGCTCTTAACAGTGCATCACACCCAATCGTTAACGGCACATTCAGCAACTTGTTGAATACTGCTGCTAACTTGTCACAGACCTCGCTTGAGCAGATGTTGATTCAAGTGCGTCAAGCTGTTGACAACAATGGTAAGAAAATCCGTTTGCAACCTCTGAAGCTAGTTGTTGCTCCTGGAAACGTATTCCAAGCCGAAGTGTTGCTCAAGTCCGTACTGCGTACTGGTACCGCCAACAACGACATCAACCCAATCAAATCGATTGGATTGTTGCCAGAAGGCGCTTCAGTAATTAGCCGTTTGACTTCTGCTACTAACTGGTGGGTACAGACCGATGCGCCTGAAGGCATGAAGTTACTCATGCGTCGTGCGCTCGAGAAGACCATGGAAGGCGATTTCGAAACCGACTCTATGCGTTATAAGGCAACTGAGCGTTATCAAGTGGGCTTCACTGACCCACGTGCGATGTTCGGTACACCTGGAGTTTAATGTTGTAAAGGGTCAGGTTAAAATCTGACCCTTCTTTAATTTAACAATGTCTAAGCTTTTCAAGGAGAAAGACAATGCCTCAATATTCTGATGATCTATTCTTAGGTCCAGCTGTAACTTATATGGGAACTGGCAACGCTAACGCGTCTGCTTCGTTTACTGGTTCTATTGCAACCACAACTCTTACTGTAACCGCGATGCTTTCTGGCGACTCATTAGTCGTTGGTCAATACGTCGACGGATCTGGTGTAACCAATGGTACTTATATCACTGCCTTCGGAACTGGTACTGGTAGAACTGGAACTTACACTGTAAGTACTTCTCAAACCGCTAGCAGCACGACAATGATTGCTAACGGCAACGCGCTACTAGGCGATCCTGCTCCAATGGATCTCGGTGTTGGTCCTCTAGGACGTATCTATGTTTGGGACACTGTTCCTCAAGCGTTAGTAGCAAATAACATTGCTGCTACCCAAACCCCTGCAGCTGCTGGTGCAATTACTTTGACCGCTGGAACTTCAGTTAAATCTGTTGTTACTCTAAACGGTACAGTATTGCAATTAGATGTTCCTCGCGCAGTCAGCGTAACGACTGGCGCTGGTAGCCCAACGTCTCGTAACTTCACTGTTTCTGGCTATGACTATTATGGTCAAGCAATGAGCGAAGTGATCGCTTCTAGCGGAACGGCTTCTACTGCTGTAAATGGTAAAAAAGCATTCTATCAAATCAGCGGTATTACTGTTTCGGGTGGAACTGTAGTAGCTATCACTATCGGAACTACTGACATTCTCGGTATCCCTGTTCGTGTGACTGACGCTGGTTATATTGCTCGCGCTGGATATAACAACACCTTAGCAGAAGACGCAGGAACTTTTGCAGCTGCCGCAACTGCTACCGCAACAACAACCACAGGTGACGTTCGTGGCACTTATGTTCCGTCTGCAGCAACTGACGGTATCAAGCGTCTAGTTATGGGCATCCTGTTACCTGCAATCGCAGTTGGACCAAACGCTACTCGTGTTGGTGCACTCGGTGTAACCCAAGCCTAATAGGAGAGCGAAATGGGACAATACAAACCAATGCCTAAAATGAAAACAACCGAGCCATCTGTTGAGCTAAAACTCAAAAAAGGTGGTAAAGTTAAGATGCAAATGGGTGGTTCTTTACCAGTAGCTCCCGCAGCAGAAATGCCTGCTCCACGTCGTCGTATGGCTCGCCCAGCAGTTGCTCCAATGGCTCGCCCAATGATGCGTAAAAAAGGTGGCGAAATGGAAACCCCAGCTATGCATAAAGCTGAAATGAAAAAGATGGGTAAAGTAGAGAAGGAGCTCAAGCAACATGAGGGTAAACCTGCTTCTAAAGCTCATCGTGGTCTCAAAAATGGCGGTGCACCCAAAGCTGGTCCAGATACAATAGGCGGTTTAGCAGGTGGATTGGAAGCAACTCGCGTCAATCCTAAGAAAACTACAGGCGGTGTTCGCAATAGCAACGCTGGTGGTTACAAAAATGGCGGTGCAGCTAAGTTTTTGAACAACATGTCTACTGCAAAACAGACCAAGTCTTTGAACACGAAAAGCGGTAAAGTTAAGAATGGTCCTCCTGCTGGATATAAAAATGGTGGTGCAGCAAAGTTCATTTCAAATATGAGCAGTGGTGACCATCCAAAACAGGCTGCAAAGAAAACTGGTCAGATCAAACAGCAACCTGCTGGCTACAAAGATGGCGGTCATACTGCTATGAAGAGTGGCGGTATGAGTGGCTTTAAATCTGGCGGGAAAATGTGCAAGTATTAAACTGGTCGGGAGCTTCGGCTCCCACCTTTTACATAGGATAAATTATGGCAACAACAATTTCATCTGTAACTCGTGCTGGTGCATACGAACCATTTGAACTTCAAGTATCACGTGGTCAAATTCAAGGTCACAGAAACGTAACTGTATTCGGATTTAATTCTGATGTTGATCAAGCACAAGTTTCTGTTTGGCCACTTCAAAGTCTAATCACCTTCCCTTCTTCTGCAATTCAGATGAAAGTCAGCTCAACTAGCGCAAACGACACGAGTGCTGGAACTGGAGCACGAACTGTTGTTGTTGAAGGATTAGACGCAAATTATAACGAGATTAGTGAGACTGTTACGTTAAACGGTCAAACAGCTGTAACAACAACTGCGTCATTTTTAAGAATCAACTACGCTTATGTAGCGACAGCAGGTTCTGGTAATAGTGCTGCAGGTGAAATTTATATCGGAACAGGGACTGTGACTTCGGGTGTCCCTGCAACTGTATATGACATTATCAAGTTGGACTACAACACTACGATAACAGGTAGTTACACAGTTCCTGCTGGATATACTGCATATCTTTCACAAGGCTTGTTTTCAACTGGTCAGGCTAGTGGCTCGACCCAAATCGAAGGGCGATTGTTAACAAGAGGTGTTGACAATATTCGTCGTACCGCTGCAGTAACCACTTTAAATAATGGTGTTGCAGATTATGTGTTCGAATATCCGATAGCGATTCCAGAAAAAACTACAATTGAAGCAACAGCGATTGGTAGTGCGAATAATAACGCTTGTTCTTCAATGTTTATTCTAGTTTTGGTCAAAGAAGGACCATAATATGCCATTGATCAAGAGCAAATCTAAAGAGGCATTCAACAAAAACGTCTCAGCTGAGGTTCGTGCTGGAAAACCTATTAAGCAAGCTCTTGCTATCGCATATGATGTAAAACGTACTGCTAAAAAAGATGGCGGTGGATTGTATGCTAATATCCACGCCAAACGTGAGCGCATCAAAGCGGGTTCAGGCGAGCGCATGCGTAAGCCAGGATCTGAGGGTGCGCCTAGTAAACAAGATTTTATAAATTCAGCAAAAACCGCTAAGAAGAAAGAAGGCGGTGTAGCATTGTCGGTAGGGCGAGGTGAAAAACTGCCTGTTAGTCAAGGTGCAGGACTCACCGCGAAAGGTAGAGCTAAGGCGAATAGAGCTACGGGAAGTAACTTAAAAGCGCCTGCCCCTAATCCAAAAAGTGAAAAAGAAAAAGGTCGTAAGAAATCATTCTGTGCTAGAATGTCGGGAGTAGTGAAACACGCAAAAGGCGATGCACCACGAGCTAAGGCTTCGTTACGTCGCTGGAATTGCAAAGATGGTGGGAAAGTAAAAAATTATTAAAGGGTGGTAAATGAGCACGAGTGGCACAGTCGGGCAAACAGTCATCACTGTACAAAATTTGATAGATAGCGGTGCTCGTCGCGCAGGTAAACTTGCCGAAGAGCTGACCGTAGAACAGATACAAGCCTCTAAACAGAGCTTGTACTACCTGCTTTCAAACCTCGCCAACCGAGGTATTCAGTACTGGTGTATCAATAAAGTTATCGTTGGATTGATCCCCGAGCAGACATATTATTATCTTCCCGTAGGTACTGTTGACGTTCTCAATGCTAACTACAGAACCTTAACAAATATTTCAACTGGAGCGTATAGTTCTTCAGGTAACACGGCTGCAGCATTTGATGGTATCGGTGATAGCATCTGCCAGCTGACCAATAATACAGGCAATATCGGTATCAATACAGGCTCTGGAAACCCTGTTTTCATCACTACTGTAGGTATTCTACCAGCAGTATCAGGCTCTGTAACGATTCAGATTCAATATTCTACTGACAACTCTACTTGGGTTACTCTTGAAAGTCCTGGAGCGACAACTTGGACAGCCAACCAGTGGATTTATTATGATTTAGAAGCGTCTCAGACCCAGCCGTACTGGAGAATACTTCAGACTGCAGGCGTAAATATGGGGTTCTATCAAGTCGTATTCGGGACTTCACCTTTGTCAATCAACATGGCGCGTATGAATCGTGACGACTATTCAAGTCTGCCGAATCGTAGCTTTCAGGCTCTTCGCCCACTTCAATATTGGTTCAATAGAACGATTCCACAGCCAAATATGGAACTTTGGCCAGTGCCTAACAGTATCCAAC